AGGTGTTGGCGCGGGGCAAAATAACGTGAACGGAGGCAACAATATTTTCATAGGGTATCAAGCGGGTGCTAACACTACCAACGTATACGACACCATCATCATCGGAGGGGGTGGCGGGGGCGGTAATGTCAGCAACCTGACAGAAAGTGTCATCATAGGTCCAGGCGCGGGTGCCAACTTGACGACGGGAGGACAAGTCGTGTTGATAGGAGCTTACGCTGGTCAAAATCTCACGACCGGGTTTCGCGATGTGTTCCTCGGTTACAAGTCGGGCCAGAACTCCGTGGGCGAAAGCGATTCGGTTGCAGTAGGTGCCTTTGCCGGTCAGAACGTTAAAAATGGGTCCAACAACGTGTGGGTTGGGTCACAAGCCGGTGCAAATGGCAATGATACGATACGAACAGTTGGTGTCGGAGCATATGCGGGCTATAATTCTAGAAACTCTATACAAAGTACTTTCGTGGGACATTCCGCGGGGTATGAAGGGGGTTTTTTTTCTACGTTCGTTGGCTATGAAGCTGGATATGCGGCTAACACAAATAGTTTTTTCAATACATCGATTGGTTATCAATCTGGAAACGCGGACACAGGCAGTTATAATACATCGGTCGGTGCGTTATCTGCCGATAAGCTTGGTGATTATAACACGACTGTTGGTTACAAGTCAGCTTCGAATGTCACCGGAAATTACAACACTGTTATCGGAGCTTTTGCCGGCAGTGATGTCGAGTTCGACAACACGATAGTGGGATCTAGAGCTGGTAGTAACGTCGGCAGTAACAACGCGATATTTGGTTTTGCTGCGGGTCTTTTAGCACAAGGAAACAACAATACGCTGATGGGATTTGCCGCCGGAGCTAACGTCGCGGGAGAAAATAATTGTGCTATCGGTCGACTGGCGGGAGCTCGAATGGGAAAATCATCTAACAATACGTTCATAGGAGCCGAAACAGGGTCTCTTGATTCCAATATCGATCATGACGGTTATTTCAACACATATGTCGGGTTTTTTTCAGGAAACATCGGTAACAATAACACCTTTATGGGAGCATTTGCTGGCTCAAATGTAACTGGAGGTAACAATGTTATAGTAGGGTTCAAAGCCGCCACTGACATATCCGGAAATAATAATACCATCGTGGGAACTTTAGCAGGTGCTAATGTCACCACGGGGCGGAAAAATACGATTCTCGGAGAAAGTTCTGGATATGGTTTGAGCACGGGCAGCTTAAACACAATTATCGGAGTCAGTTCGGGAAACAACGGAAGTCTCAATACCGTGGTGGGAAGTCTTGCGGGAAACAGAATGTCGACGGCGACCGAAAACACAATCGTCGGAATCTCCGCAGGAGCTAATATCACCGCGGGGACTCAAAACACTCTTCTCGGCGGAAACGCTGGTTATGGACTGGCAGTCGGGACTCTGAACACACTCGTTGGGTTTGGGGCAGGAAACAGTGGGTCTCGCAACACAGTTGTTGGTGCTCTTGCGGGAAATTCGATGTCAACAGCATCAGAGAATACCGTCGTAGGAGTATCATCGGGTGATAATATCACAACTGGCGCTCAAAATACACTCATGGGAAGTCGCGCTGGTAACACGATCACGATTGGTGTTCAGAATACAACCCTGGGGACGCAAGCAGGAATTGGTCTTATTGCAGGAGGCTTGAACACATACGTTGGTTTCAATTCTGGAAACAACGGTTCTCGTAATGCCGTGGTGGGGAGTAATTCTGGACGCAATCTTACATCAGCCGCAACTGACAATACGATCATCGGGTCAGCATCGGGGGCCGTTTGTAATACCGGTGTTCAAAATACAATTCTGGGTTCCGTGACCGGTAATACACTCGTCAGTGGTGCACAAAACACCGTCCTTGGAACACGTGCTGGAACTGGTCTCGTAGCAGGAAGCTTGAACACGTTCGTTGGATTTGACGCTGGAGGAAACGGGAGCCTCAATACAGTGGTGGGAAGTTACGCAGCAAATTCTATGATAACTGCGTCCGAAAACACCATAGTGGGAGGTTCTGCGGGCGCTAATGTCACTACTGGAACTAGGAACATCATCCTCGGAGGAAACGCAGGATACGGCTTGACCACCGGGTCTCTGAATACAATCGTTGGGTTTTGTTCGGGAAACAACGGAAGTCTCAATACCGTGGTGGGAAGTCTTGCGGGAAACAGAATGTCGACGGCGACCGAAAACACCATCGTCGGAATCTCTGCGGGGGCTAATGTCACCACGGGGGCTCAAAACACCCTTCTGGGCGGAAATGCTGGTTATAATCTGAATACGGGAACACTCAACACGTTCGTCGGGTTTGGGGCAGGAAATGGAGGATCTCGCAACACGGTCGTAGGAAGTCTTGCAGGAAATTCCTTGGCGAGTGGTGCAACTGACAATACCATAATCGGAGGATCTGCCGGTGCTAATATCACAACAGGATTGCAAAACACCATATTGGGGTATTTCGCTGCCAACTCACTCACGATAGGTGTTCAAAACACGGTTCTCGGGACGCGTGCAGGAGCTGGTATCGTCGCAGGAGGCTTGAACACGTATGTCGGTTACAATTCGGGGAACAACGGGTCTCGTAACACAGTCGTCGGGAGTTCTTCGGGCGGAAGACTCACATCAACCGCTACTGACAATACGATCATCGGTGCATTCTCTGGTTCCATTTGTAATACCGGTGTGCAAAATACAATCTTGGGGGTATCTGCCGGGAATGCACTCGTGACAGGTGGACAAAATACACTCATTGGAAGTGAAACGGGAATCGGATTGAACACGGGGAAACTTAACACATATGTAGGATATGGTGCGGGAGGAAACGGAAGTACCAATACAGTAGTGGGAAGCTATGCCGGGAATTCTATGACTAATGCGTCTAATAACACCATTATTGGAAGTTCAGCAGGAAATTCGATAGCAACAGGAAGTCGGAATACGGTGCTCGGATCCGGTGCAGGAGAAGGGTTATCTCAAGGAAATCTTAACACGTTCGTAGGTTTTTCAACCGGGAGAAACGGCGAACAAAACACGGTTGTCGGAGCTCTTGCAGGTAATAGCATGACGAACGGTGCGATAGATAATACGATAATTGGTGTTTCCGCGGGAGATTCTCTTAATACCGGGGATGAGAATACCATATTAGGTAGCTACGCTGGAAATACGCTGACGGCTGGTCTGCAAAACACTGTCCTCGGAAGTCGTGCCGGATATGGTATGGTCCTCGGAAGCTTGAATACGTTCATCGGGTACAATGCAGGAAACAATGGAAATCGTAATACGGTTGTGGGGAGTCTCGCGGGGAATAGATTATCCACAGGGTCTGATAACGCTATCGTCGGAGGATACTCTGGGGCTAATGTTACTACTGGAGGTCAGAACACCATTCTCGGAGGGAACGCGGGGTATGGACTTGATACCGGGACGTTTAACACTGTTATTGGATTCAAATCGAGAGCAGGAAACAGTGGGTCGCTGAACACGGTAATAGGAAGTCTTACTGGGAATAATATGACAACTGGGTTTCAGAATACTGTTATTGGAGCTTCAGCAGGAAACTTGATAACTGCCGGATGCCAGAATACTATTCTTGGAGCTCGTGGTGGAGACGGACTTTCTCAAGGAAATCTTAATACGTTCGTAGGATTTGGTGCAGGGCGAAATGGTTTTAGAAACACCGTGATCGGGGCTCTTGCAGCCAATGTATTAGAACTCGGTGCGGATGATAATACCGTGATTGGCACTTCTGCGGGAGCTAGTATCACATCCGGAGACGAAAATACAGTTTTAGGAAGCTATGCAGGAAACACGATCGCGGCTGGAATTCAGAATACAGTTCTCGGCGCACGTGCGGGATATGGTATCATTGCAGGAGGGCTCAACACTTGTGTCGGAGTTTCCTCCGGGAACAACGGGTCTCGCAACTCTGTAGTGGGAAGTTTTGCAGGATTAAACACGACATCTTCGGCGGTTGACAACTCTATATTCGGAACATTCGCCGGTAACACACTCACGACAGGGGGAAATAATACAATTCTTGGAGCTCGTGCAGGTGTCGGCATGACGGATGGAAAATATAATACCTTCGTCGGGGCTGGTTCTGGAAGAAACGGATCCAATAATACTATTGTGGGGAGTAATTCCGGTACTTTTATTACAACTGGAAAATATAACACAATATTGGGGTCGGAGTGCGGAACCGCATTGACAACGGGAACTGAAAATATACTCATAGGAAGTCTCACGGGAGGAACTTTAGATGATGGTAGTTTGAATATATTGATTGGTTACGACGCAGGAGTTGGGATGACCACCGGTTTTAATAACATTTGTATCGGCCCATCTGCAACAACTTTGGACGGGGCAATCAAGAATATATGTATCGGAGAAGCCGCTGGAACAAACGTTTCGGGGGAAAGAAATATATGTATTGGTGAAAATGCTGGAAACGGACCAGATGATACCGGTACAGTGGGGACGGATAATCTTATGATGGGAAAAGACATTGGAGGGAGCCTCGCTTATTTTTGTACGTATATAGGCGATACCGTGTTTACAGGTTCCGATCTGAACACGACTTCTAGCGTGCTGCGGAATACCGGTATTGGAAGAAATATAGAATTCGGCACGACCGACGCGGGATTTGGTACATACGCGGGAAATATTAAAGATTGTGTTGCTTTTGGTTCCGGATTACTTCTTCGTCCGGTAGGAGGGGCTACTACAGCCCCCGGTATACATGACATGTCTGTTATGGGTCAACAGTTGATTATAAACAGAGGGAACAACCTGAGCGTTTTTGGTAGAACCTCTACCGTTTCTAACAAGTCCAATCTAGTAAGTATATGTAATTCTAATAATTTCGTGACTCTGGCGGAGAACGGAGACTTCACCGCGCCAGGGGCTGCATATAAACTGACAGCAGGTGGGTGGCTCGCGTCATCTGATCGGAGGTTGAAAAGCAATATACACATCGCCAATACGATTCTGTGCGAAAATATAGTGCGAAACCTCGACTTGAAAAGATTTACGTGGAACAATGATTTCAATCCACTCGAACTGGATAGAACTCAACTCGGTTTCATCGCACAGGAAGTCGAGGAGTTTCTTCCAAAATCTGTTACGACAAAAGAGGCACAGGGTCTTGAAGACAGTAAATTTCTAGACACATCGCAAATCATGATGGTTATGTATGGTGCTTTACGAAGGTGTATGGAAAGGGTCGACGAATTAGAAGCAATGATAATCCGAAATAATTTACAATAAAAATATACGGGGGAGTAATGGATGATAGGAAATTTCAGTCAAAATTATCCACATTCTTAGGTTTTGTGAAATATGTTAGAGATCCAGATTATCACGGGAGGGTTATTATTGCCAGAGAAAATGGTGTCGCAATAAAGAGAGAAAATTGCAGTAATGAAAATCTGAAACGTGTAGGCGATGCTGTTGGGAAATTGAGGAAATTGGAAAGAACAAATCCATCTCCACAAGTCCGTGTAAAGATATTAGTGTACACCACACACCAAGCCCAGTTCGTCGGTCAATGTCTTCTAGACAGAATATGGGCTAAACATGAAGCGATGGAAGAATTCGCTCAAAAAAATTACTCCTGGGACACTCTTACCACACAAACTCATAAGAATTTCGTGTCTTCAATGATACGTCATGAAAATGTCATTATGACGAATCTAAACGTTTTAGCCGGAGTATTGAAATTGAGAAACAACACCGATGCATTGTATGTGCTGCAAAATATTAGAAAGATGGTACTGGTCAAAGGGTTTTCTTCTTCGATCTATAAAAATCAGAGGGAAGAGCTTCCACTCATATGGCCTCGTGTGAAGAGACATTACAAACATTTGATTAAATCACATAAATGGAGGACGCTTATTACATCACTGAGAAATGCACAAGCAAATGTAGGAAGACCAAACTCTTTCGAGATGCTCCAACATAGAACACGCATGCAAGAACTACTGAAGAGGTCGACAGATGGTATTTGAATACCACCATCTTTCGTATCGACAAACTGCCGTCGCGATCATGTATGTTAGTATCTGTGAGTATCTTTTTTAAACACGGCAACGCAGTTTTCACACGTGAGTATCTTTTATTTTTTTTTTTTTTTTTTTTTTTTTTTTTTTTTTTTTTATATTTTTTTCTTACGAAATTTTTATTCTGGTCTTATTCATTTGATATACACTTATTAAGATATTTTATACACATATCGTCATGTACAGTGATTTAATAACTTATGTGTTTTATATCCTACATTATAACAATGCCTCGCACAATCGGAATCACATTTTGCACATCTCAGTACGAGGGTTCCGCTGCGGCTTTGAGACACTCCGCTCTAACATCCGGAGGTTTCGATGAATTCAGAACTTTTGGGCCCCAGGATGTCACATGGCTTCAAGACACACACCCTGAGCACTTCGAGAATTCTCGAGGATTTGGTTTCTGGTGTTGGAAAGCGTTCCTTCTGAAGTCTGTACTTGGGCAACTTCCGGAAAACGATGTCGTGGTCTATGTAGATTCGACGATGATGTTCGAACGTTCTATTAAGCCATATGCGAACGCGGTTTCAAACGGAAATCCCATCTTGGTATGTCGTCTGGGTAACTGGAGTAATAATGATTATAGGAATCGTTTATGGACAAAGAAGTCTGTGTTCAATGCGATGAGGGCCGGGCCTATTGCATCCGAAGAAATTCAGCTCAACGCAGCTTTTCAAGTTTACAAGAACTGTCCCGAATCCCGTGCTTTCGTTGATACATACCTCCATTACTCTCTACAGCTCGACATAATCAACGATGATGGAAAGGATTCGTCCATCGTAGACACCCGTCATGACCAGAGCATCCTCAGTATCTTGGTATCGGAGAACCCTCTCGTTACTGTGTCTCGGGACGTTACCCAGTGGGGTCGTGAGGATCCTCCCGCGTCCGTCAAGCAACCTACTGGAGGTGTCGTAGAAATAGATGCCGTTGACGAAAACGGAATTATGCACAATCTTGTCAACCACCATCGCCGGATTCTTAAAATCCCAAAGATCGTCGTAATCACGCCTACACTGGGAGGTGCTTTTCTAGACAAGTGTATTGAGAGCGTTCAACAATCTTCGCTTCCCAATATTGAGCACTGGGTCGTCGTGGACGGGAAGGAACACGAATCCAAAGTAAACACGATCCTCGCCAAGTACGAGCATCGCCACCCTATCGTGAAATTTACCCTGCCCCAAAACGTGGGTGCTGGTGGTTGGAATGGACATAAAGTATTCGGCTCCGTGCCTTGGCTCGTCAACGCAGACTATATTTCTTATCTGGACGATGACAATGTCGTGACCCCAACTCATTATAGCGACCTTCTGCGGGGCATCATCAAGAACCCCGAGAACAAGTGGGCGTATTGCCTTCGGTATCTGATCGACAAGGATGGCAACACCATCGGGAAGGACAATTGCGAATCTCTCGGAGGTATTTCTCATACTGTTGCAGGTCGCGGGGATTACCTCATCGACACTTCATGTTACCTCATCGAGCGGGATCTCGCGATTACTCTCGCACCGACGTGGAACGCCAAATTCCGCGATGACAGGGGTCGTCCCGAGCCCGACAGGGAGCTATGCAAGAACCTGTTGATGTCGGCACCCCACGCCGTGATTCGCAAGCACTCTCTCGGGTATCGCATCGGATCCACTGGTTTGTCCGTGTCTGGCAATTTCTTCGAGCGCGGAAACCAAGTGTTTGGCTACGACTTCGATAAGTTCGATGACATTTACATTTTCCACTTTTCGCAGAAAGCCACCGACGACTTTATGATCGCACGCCATAAATACCACGAAAGAAGTTATGCTCTGGATGAGTGGCAGATGACACTTCTTCGAGGTCTGGACGGCATGAATGGTGGTAAATTCAATCTTATCAACGGATTCACGAATTTCCCGAACATCCCCCACGGAGCCACCGTGCTCGTGAGCCTATGCAACCCCGGTGAAATTCCTCTAGACTTTCTGGCACAGAGACCCGATCTTCACAAAATTGTATACACTCTGGAATCTCCCAATATCAGGCACAACGGCCAGTGGAACGCGCAATGGCTGACAACTCATTTTGACGTGTTGATGACTTATTTCAAACCGCTTCTAAATAGTCGAAATGATGTTGTGTTCACGGCCCATAATTGTCATCACGGAGACCTGGATGATCCTCTCGATCGTGCGGTGCTTCTTCGCGAAAACGCAGGAACTGGTAGGTCAGTGTGCATCGTACTAGAACGTCGCCCCGAGCTCATGGGAAAGCAAGAATACGCGGTGAATGGCGTCCATCTAAAGTGCTTGGACTATCTACGCGAGGATCTAGTCCGAGGTCTAGATGATGTCACCGCGTTTGGGATTAATTGGGCGGAGATCGCGGATGGCAAACACATTAAAACGTTCCAAAACGTTCATCGGTCCAAAGACCCGAAATCAGCTGTCGAGCACAAGATGAACTTCACTTTTGATCTAGTGGTGGAGAACTGCGATGCGGATTGGTATACTTCTGAAAAATTCTATGATAGTCTTTCGGCCGGATGCATCCCGCTTTACTATGGCAACGTGTATGACAAGCTGAAGGAGCTCATTCCCGAAGGTCATGATGGTGCGTATTTCGATCTCAAGAAACGTGGGATCGAGACAGGCGAACAACTCCAGAAACTGATTGACTCTATCAGCGACGAACAACTGGTGCAGATGAGAAAGAACGTGGTAATGTATCGCGAAGCCGTTCTCAAGTCTGTAGGAACAAAGGCCTTTGCGGAGAGTGTGGAAAAAGCTATTGTGCTGGCCAAAGAACTGAAAAACAAGGTCGAACTTGTATAATTTGGTGATTTATCAATACAAAGATATCATATGTCATATTTTTTCTCACAGAAATCCATTTGTTTTGTTTTCATTTGTGATTTTATCTAATGCTTTCTCGGTGTGACTTTCTATTTTCTGATGGCGAAATTTTACATCGTCAGGCACTCCTTGGTGGTAACCACGAGGATTGGTCACACGCAATTTAGCAGCATCCTGTAAAGATATCTTCGTTCTCTTTTCACCACGTTCAGTTTCTAAAAAATCAGTTACACCATTCGCAGGAGGTTGTAAACACAACGCATCCACGGCTTCGTGTGTGTATGTTTGTATCGCTTTTTTCTTCCCCATTATACGTTCGGTGCCATCGGGAAGTTTTTCTATTATTTTCTTGTCTCTTTCTACCAAAGCACCGGGAAGTTTCTTAGCGTCTCGCGTGAACATCAACATCTTACCAGGCATCGTTGCGATCTGTTCTGGCGCTCTGTATCCCAGATGATCAAGTTCTCGTAAATATTCCACAAAGTCTTCTTTGGTCGTCCTCTCTGGAAGTGTCAGATTTATGTTCACGGTGTGTGTGCTGTTGTCGATACGAGAGCTGTTATCGGTGTTGGTTGTGGTATAGTTTGTCGTATTCCCCACAAGAGGGGCGTTGCCAAGTGCTGCCAAGTGGTCTTCTTTTAAAACGAACTCTTTAATCTCATCTTTCATGAGATGCCCACACGCGACTTTTTTGTGTCTGCTGGCGTTTCCAGGGTGTGTTGATTTGAAACCACAACCACAAGAATATATACGAAATTTATGCGTTTCTATATTCATCTTTTATAGATATTGACTAAAATATTAAATTAATAATATATGTACATGATGGGTACACACTTTTTGGGTACACACTTTATTTTTTTTATTCTTTTTTTCTAAATACATTTCTTTGAAAATTTTTATATACTATAAACGTTTCGTCTGGTATTTATTTCAAACTACTGGTATTTATATTTATTTTACATATAAAGATGTATCTTTAAGGATGTATCCTTATTTTTTTTTATTCTTTTTTTCTAAATACATTTCTTTGAAAATTTTTACATGTATGTAAATGTTCAGTCTGGTATTTATTTCAAACTACTGGTATTTATATTTATTTTACATATAAAGATGTATCTTTAAGGATGTATCCTTATTTTTTTTTATTCTTTTTTTCTAAATACATTTCTTTGAAAATTTTTACAT